GAAATAAAATCTATCTCACAAACATCATTGTTACAAAATTTATCTATTTCTGCCGCTTCGCCCTCAACACCCGCAAAACTCAAATATTTAAGTTTCTTAACTTGTTTATTATATTCTTTCTCATCAATAGCCTCATAGGGCATTTGCTTGTATGCTCCTAATGGATGTCTTGGTAATAATGATATGCCCTTTAGTCTATATTGAAAATACTTCAATACGTGTGGCAGTTCATCTGCTTCTGTTTCTGGATCAAATGTTGCTGTACAACTAACTTGGTTGTCCGCCCAATGTCTTTGTAGAAAAGCGGCTAAACTGAATTGTTCCCATATAGATAATTCACTTGCTGTTCTAATACCCTCTCCTACGTCAACCGGCACCTCTACCACCATTGTTGTATCCTCTGAACCAAAGGCTGGTTCTAATGTATAGTTAGCTCTCTTTAATGGTTCTATTAATTCTGAATGTTTTGATAATCTCATTCTCCTTATATAAAACCTTGACTCTGGATAGTGCATTCCTGGTGTAGCACCAACTAATAAACTTACAGTACCACTTGGCTTAACCGATGTAGTTTTAATTGATTTTGGTATTGCAAAGAAGTCTGAATATACTTCATCTAATCTTTGGATTTCATCATAACCACCCTCTAACCAATTTCTTAATTCTTCTAAACCTTTATTTGTAATAAATTGTGCAACTCCACTAACACTACACCCAATTCTACGATTTCTTAACATAACTCTATTGGTATCTGGCCAGTGTGTTTTTCCTAATGTTACAGTTTTTGCATACAAGTACGCATACTTTAACGTCTTTTTATAATCGTCTAAAGATTCATGGCTATTAGGAAATGTTTCTACTAAACAACATAACTCATATGATTCGAGTGATTGTTCAAGACAAGGATTACCACCAGCAACTCTATGGTCTTTATTATCTCTCCCATTTTTAAGTCTACTATAACCTCTCATATTTTCTAACCAAGCAAAACCAGGTTCACCATTATCCACAATTCGTTTACATACATCAGTATAATCCATACCAAGTTCTGCAAAGATACTATTATTACTCGTCCATCCGTATTGTTCTCTATGTGGATTAACTTTATAATTTTTTAAATCCAAATATTCATCATCAGTTGGTTCACCAAATACAATTTCAGCAGTTCTTCTGACATTACCTGCAACAACACATTTACCAATAAGATTCATTATATCAACAATTGTGGTAGTGGTTATAGGATTTTCTACATTTTTATTTAATACTTTTCTAATTTCTTCATGAATTTCTTCTAATGGTTCATGACCACTTGATACTCCACCAAATCCAGCAATTGGTGCGCCAGCTGGCCTAATTTTTGAATAATCAAATTGAATTTCTGCCGTTCCATGAAAATAAGCTTCTAATAATACCTTTAATGATTCCACCCAACCTTCTCTTGTATCTGGTATCACATATTCTTCAATACCTCTATTTGGATTGGGTAATTTAATCATAACCTCACCCGCACCTTTTGTATCAAAACCAACACCCACACCCAACATACTGGCATCCATTAAGAAACAGAATGGTTTTGAATAATCGTCTTTTAGTGTTTTGGTAGACACGAAGGCACAATTATTAAGTGCCGCATATAACTTCTTTTTTTCTGTAATGCTCGTTCCCATAGCCCAAAGACCTCGGCCGGGTGGTAAAAATTTCATATAAAACATTCTGTCATACATTTCTTGAGCTGATGATTGCGCTCTCCAAGGATTCCAACCAAGTTGATGTTGGTCAATCCAATTCTTTTGCATAGAGTAAGTACCTTCTACAACCCGTTTAATGGTTTCCCACCATCTCTCATTTTTACCATTTTTTTTAATACGAGAATATGTTCTCATATAGACCAATTCACCTAATCCATTAAAACCAAAAGGAACTTTTTTTCTTTTGTATTTGGTTATAAAATTATCCGATAAAACAAATTTCTTACTCATAAATTACTATCCTGTTAAATGTTAACTATTTTTTGGTGTGGAGTCTATAATAAATATCAGCTTCATGATCATCGTTTCCACTATTTAATGATTTTATTTCTTTTATTTCAACATCCTCAATATCTGTTTCTTTTGGGTATTGTAAAATTGGATGTTTTAAATTTTTTAAAACCTCCCTCTTATGTTTTTTGTTCCCCAATAGATAAACATATCTATGTTTTCTTAATTCCCTTTTTATCCAAAAGTTATTTTCTACTAAAGTTCTCATCTTCTCTATATCATTAGTTCCATAATATGGAAATATAGTTCTTGGGTGTTGCCATTTACCATTCTCTTCAAACTTAAACAACCAACTATCAGATGGTCTTATTTTATTCCCCTGATATAACCAATTGGTTGCTTGATATATTGTTCCAACATGACCCTGTTGTGGATCAGCATATGATATTAAAGCTTTAATGTCCTTTCTATGTTCACGCAACCAATCAAAACCCCTTGAAATAAACCAAGACTCTATATTCTTACCATAATCATCATGAACAAATAGTCTTACTAATTCAAATACCGATTCTCTCGGTATTGTTGTTGATATTGAAGCACCTGTAAGTCTACCTATTGGATCCCCATAACATATCGTACCTATTAGTTTTTCTTCTGGCTCATCAAAGAACTGGTGTTCTTTTCCTGTAAGATGATATAAACCTAAAGCAACACTACATTTAGTCCATTGTGCTGAATAATGATATTTTACAATCATATTCTTAGCCAATGATTTTGGTATTTTTCTAATAGATAATTTTGATTTATCGAAATAATCATTCATCATTCATTAAATCATCATAACGAGCAGACAATATGGCTTTCGTTTGATTATCTCGATTATTGATTTTATATTGAACACCCTTGCCCTGTATAGAATTTGCTTCAAATATCTGAATCTTACCGATATTAGTATTTATCTGTGCTGGATAAGTCAACCCGTCGGGACCAAACCTATTCTTAATAACGTGAAACCTACCTGTATTTCCTATCTTATCTTCTATCTTGCGACTCAATGACATGACAAAATCTGCTGTCATTACTTTAGCATAGGATTCAGCAACCTTACTGGCTTCAATGACATCTTCATCCAAAGCACTTCTGTTAGCTTGACTTGCTGTCCATATTGGTATCTGCATCTCACCAGCCAATCCTCTTAAATCTTCATAAATACTTCCCAAAGCGTGTCTCATCTCTGTATGTTTATTTACATCTTTCATAATGTCGGCATAATCAACCAATACCATATCTACTTTTGTACCAAACGTAGTTACTTTCTTCAAATGAGCAGATAATGTATTTACCGTACAGGCTTTAGTTGGATAATACTTAATAGTCAAATTACCATCTAGCTTTTCTAACCTTTCCATTACCTCTTCTTTGTGGTATTTGAGATTTTGACTCTCTACGCCTGAAAATATACTATCGTATCGCAATCCAACATATGCCGCATTTAACTCTAATGTATAGTGAACTACATTCAACCCCTTAGATATAGCATATGCTCCCATGGCAGCCAATACCCAAGATTTACCAATACCAGCTGGAGCCACTATAACTCCTAATTCTCCAGCACCCAACCCACCTTGCATTACTTCATTTATTATATCCCAAGGTGTAGGTGATGTTATTCTTGCAGTTTCCGAGTATCTTTCTTCAATATCTTGTAAATAATCGTGTCCTAAATTTCTCTCAACACCAGCTTGCATAGCAATATCAATTAAACTTTTTATCTCATCACTATCGCCACCCCGTTCCATTATCTGTGCTGATTTAATTATAGCATCTTTTAGTATTTGTGTTTTATGAAAATCTAAAGCTTTGTCTTTAATATACTCCAAATCGGGGGCTTCAGTATTCTTAAATACATCTTTTAAGATTTCTTTTACATTTAATTGTAATACATCAGAATCTATTTCCTTTACTTTAATTTTAAAAACTTCCATTGTAATGGTATCTTTATAATCAGCGTAATATTGATATATTTCTTTCAACACCCATTGAAATGCATCATTACCCAAATACTTCTCATCCAATATATCATGAATCTGTTCAAGAAATAATTTATCCGTCATCAAACAAACTAAAAATTTTGTTTGAAAACTATATCCAAATTCTGATATTGATTTTCCTTTACTCATTTATTATTCCAATAATGTTGTAATAACATAAATTCAGTTATCCAATTATCAAAATTAGGTATATGACCCCACAACTTATCCTCAACCATCAATCTTTGAAGTTTATACTTAACAATTTTTGGTTTATGTTCTCGTATAGCATCCGTTATTTTCAACTTCGTATGATTTGGTATATCAGGATCATATAATTGCATCAAAATATAATTTCTTTTTACAATCATTTCACCATCTTTAATCATATTTGAAATTCTTGTTGATTTAGTACTTGCACTATCTATTAACATTTTAACATCAAACTTTTGATTTTCACTTAACATAGGATATTCTTTAATCATTGTTTTAGCTCCAATTCCTCTAATCCCATGTATATTATCTGACTTATCACCTTCTACAGTTCTACAAGTTAACATATTTTGTGGATAAATTCCAAACTCTTTTTTTACTAATTCCTCATCATATGTAATTTTCTTTGTGGGTGAATATAACTCAACTCTATCCGAAACCAATTGTAGAAAATCCTTATCAGTTGACATTATAGTGCATTTAGAATCTTTTAATGTAGTGTTGGTTAAGTAACCAATAACATCATCTGCTTCTACACCATCTACTGAAAGTATTGTTATTGGTAAATGTTCTAAATATTCCACCAATCTAACTAATTGAATTCTCATAGATTCAGACTCATCAGTTGGTGTCATCGTCCAATCAACTCTACGATTTAACCTAGAACCAGACCCCCTATTCATCTTATATTGTGGGTATAGTTTCCGGCGTTTTTTAGATCCGTTCTTTCCATCAAACACTATAACACAACGAGTTGGTTTAAATTTATTTACACCAAAACGAATTGATTTAAGAAATCCAACTATACCACCAATATGACTACCATCTTCATTCATAGATGGATTTACAGCAAAAGCTCTAATGAAAGTGTTTAAACCATCAGAAATGAATATATGTTCATCTGGCTTTCTACTGATTGGTTTTGTTTCTATATCTGATTCATATTCTTTAAATAAGTTAGAAAGTGATTTCTTACCCATCTACAAATTCATCTGAAGTAGACACATCATCAATTCCAAGTTTAGCAGAATCATATTTTAGTATCACTTTTTCACATATCAAATCATATACATATTTTTGGGTATCTACATCAGCCATCAAAGCACCCCAATCTTTAGATTGAAACTTATGTTCTTTTCCATCTTGGTCTTCAAATGTATACCAAGCACCAGCTTGTTTAAGTAGTTTATGATCCTTTAATATAGTTAACCAACTACCAAAATCATCAATACCTTTATCAAAGTATAATTGGAAGTCGGCACTCCTTAATGGTGGACCTAATCTATTCTTAATCACTTGAGCCCTAATCTTAATACCAACAGTATTTTTTTTAGTATCTTTAATCTGCCCAACATTCTTTAATCTTACACGAGTAGATGCATGAAATGGTAGAGCCTTACCACCACTTGTAGTCCAAGGGTCTCCAAACATTACACCTAATTTTTGTCTAAGTTGATTAGTGAAAATCAAACACACTTTTTGGCGAGCAATCATCTGAGTAATCTTCCTCATAGCCTTAGATAAAATAATTGCCTTTGATGTAGCCCAACCATCTTTATCAAAATCAGCATCCATCTCGACTTTCGTGGAAGCAGCTGCTAAACTATCAACTAATATCGTAACCAATTTATCTTTACTGGATTCACGAATTTTCGTAACAATCGTTTCAATCGTATCGAATACATCTTCTACGGTTTCTAAGTGAACATATAACATATTCTCTGTATCGACACCGATTGCCTGCAAAAATTCAGCTGAAACTGAAGATTCAGTATCTATATAGACAGCAAGACCACCTTTCTTTTGTGTAGAGGCAAGAGCGTGAGCTCCAATCAAAGATTTACCACTACCTTCAAGTCCATTTATTTCTGCTATTCGACCAGCAGCAAACCCACCATGTGGTTTATTTGATATTGCTAAGTCAAGCAAAGATGATCCTGTAGAAATCCAATCCGTAACATCTGTTGGTGTTGAACCAACCCCATCAAGAAAATAAGCAACTTGATGTGATTTAAATTGTTTGTTTAGTTCATCTGCTATAACACCAGCTAAACTATCACGAGTTTCATTTTTTTTTGCCATATAACTTCCCTATAAATCAGGGGTGATGAATAAAAAGGAGGAAAATCCACCACCCCATTGTTAATCCGTTATACGGATATTAACTATTGAACAATTTATCGAAATCATCTTCTACTTTAGAAGATTTTTCGGTAGTAACCATTTCAGTTTTCGGTTTAGCTGCTTCACTTTTTTCTTCAGCCGCAGATGGGTTTAGAAAATTTTGAAGATGCTCTTTCAACTCATCATAAGTTGGTTCCGTAAATAGTTCTGCATAGTTAGGTTGATCATCTAACAATTTCTTCTGTGTAGTAGAATCGTCAGCCAAATCAGTCTGATTGGGTTTAACACGAATAGTTGTCTTACCATATTGATTGCCAGCTTCATCAGGCGTTTGTCGTTCAACAACAATGTCACGACCCGTCATAGGATCAGAAATATCACCATAATCTGGATCAGCGATTATACCTAAAAGTTCTTGATATACAGTTTTTCCGAATCCCCAGAATTTTACGCCTTCATTCTCCTCTCCACGAACAACGACAGGAGCAAATGTTCTCATCTTTGGTTCAATCCTCTTACCTTGAATCCACTCATCTTTATCACCAGATGATTTAAGTTTGTCAGCAAATAGCTGAACAGGATCAGGGCGACCAAAAGATTGTGGCGACAAAACAGTTTTGTTAGGAACTAAACTGTAATGAAAGAACAATTCAATAAATGGATTATCCTTATCATGTTGATACGGAACAATTCTAACTTGAGTTTTTCCTGGTTGTGGTTTCCAAATGACAGAAGCAGTAGTGCTTGAGTTTTGTAACTGATTTAATCTGGACTTAATTGCATTTATATCCATTTTTATTCTCCATACTTATGTTTAAGGTTTATTATCTATACAAATAAGTATAAATAGTTTTTGTTTATGTTTTATAATATACCACTTATTTAATCAAAAAACAAGAGGTTTTTTTATAAGTTTATTATTTTTAGTATTCTAGTTGGTATAACTGATAAACCTTCTTTGTTGGTTATCAATATTTTATTACTATAGACATCCCACGGTATTTGTAGGCTTTCATCAAGTATACCATTGTTTATGTTTTTTATTATTTCGTTTAAAGCATTTATTGTGTAAAGTGTGTTTGTTAATTTTTTCCTATGCAGTGAAATGGTCTTACTAACCAATGTAAAATCTAATTGTTCATTATTCTCCACATTATAAGTACATACTAATTCATGATTTTTTTCCTCATTTTGAAGTACATAAATTTTATCATATACAACATTAAAATGTTTAGTTATATCATGAGTTGTTTGGTCAAGATTCCTTTTATTTGTAAAGGTGCACAATAATTGAGTTTTCATTATTTCATCTTCTTAATCCATCCCAATGCAGGATTGTTGTGTTTCATCCGACTTGAATATACATTAGTTGGTGCTATATAACCATTTTCAGAAACCGAATAACCTTGATCTGCATCAAAACCAGCCCAAACTACAGAATCAACCCCATCTGAATGTACTCTCTTAATCCATTTCTTTTCTTGATTTGTTCCCTTTACATCATGAACAACATAATCTGAATTAGAAAAGGCTTGGCTTTTAAGTCCCCTTTCAGGATGATTATGAACCATAGTAGTTATCCATTGATTATAGTGATACATCTGACCTCTACGAATAGCATCTTCTCTACTTTCTCCCTTTTCTCTTTTAGCTTTTGGTGTTCTCTCCCATTGTGTTTTAGCCTTCCCTCTACAGTATTCCCACATTTTATCAAGCTCAGCTTGTTTATTAGGATAATCTGATTCAGGATAAAATTCTTCAAATACCGCTTCATTATCT